CCGCTGGTAAAATCCGTCACAAAGGCCCTGATTTACACTGTCGATCTTGCGCTCGACATTGGCAAAATCAGAGGTCAGCACGTAGCCATCGACCACGCCGCCAGAATTGCCAGCGTTGTTGCCCCAGCCGTTGCCGCCCCAGCCGCAGAACGCAAACAGGAACAGGATGATGAGGAACCACGCGCCGTCACCGCCAAAGCCAAAGCCGTTACCGCTGCCATTGGCAGGGGCCACAGGCATGGTCATGGTGGGCATACCTTCGGAAAGAGACATAGTATCACTCCTTTTTATTGATGTAATTTATCTGAATCGCGGCCACGATCAAGAAACAAGTTATGTTTCGTCTTGTGTTTTTGCTTAGACTTTGCTTATTCCATCAGACTTTGAAATTGCTTCGCCATCTGCTGGAGCTGGTTCAACTGCTGCTGCGTGAGCTTGCCGCTTTGCAGCAGTTTCTCCACCTCTGCCTTGGGGTCGCCCTGGAAATTCGCCTTGAACTGTTTGAACTGCTGCACCATCTGCATAAAGCCGTTGCCGCCGCCCATTGCCCCGAAAAACGGATTATTCATCGCTCTTTTCCTCCTTGCGCTTCTTGCCCTTCATTTCGCTCACAAGCGCTGCCAGCGCGTCGAACTCCTTACGGGTCACATATTCCGCAGCGGGCGCTTTCTGCGTGTCAGGAGCGCTTGCAAGCCGCTCCACGAGGTCATAGACCTTGAGCGTCGGCTTGCCGCTTGCATCGGCCTGTTTCAGATACACCGTGGGAGCCGTCGAATCCCACAGTGCCACCGCCGCATTGGGCGCGACCATCCAGCTTCTTGCCTCCTGTTCGCCGGATACCCACTGCACGCCGCTCTGCGGCAGAGGATTTTGCGGCATCGGCGGAATGACCTGCATCTGCTGCTGCCTCAGCTGGGCGAGGTTGTCCTGCATCGGCGGCATATAGGGGTTTCCGTAGTATGGATAGTTCATGCTTCATCCGTCCTTTCCCAGTAATACAAGGGTGTTTCGGCTCCGGAATCCCATGTGTCGTGCCAGTCTCCGTCTATCACGCACACCACATGGGACACCAGCGCCAGCAGATATGTACCACGCGGGTGATCCATTGCAAAATCACTCACGGAATAGCTGTCCGAACAGTCATCCGGGATAATATGCCGTGTAAAGCCCAGCTTCTTGAGATACGCGCCCCACACGGTGTTGGCGCTGGGCATATCCGCAAGTGCCAGACCCTGCATACAAAGCTGCACATACGTCTCATGCCAGCCCTGCCCCGTGGCGCGGCAGATCGCGCGAACAGGACAGTCTCCCACGTTCTTGCCGGAGGGATTCGGGTTATACCATACGAACATCACGACCACCTCTCTTTACCGCCAGCATACGGCAGATATCGCCGGAGAAAGCGTCAAGAAAAGGGCGAAAAAGTGCGTGAACATAAGAAAAAAAGACACACCTACACGGTGTGTCTTTTTTCTGCTCTCAGGCCGTCGGCCATTTTTTTGTATGCGGTACGGCGGCGGCGCTTTACGCCGTCAACCGATACGTTCATACGGAACGCCTGCTCCACGCAGCTTCGTCCCCGCACGTCGCATTCCGCGATACACTGTGCCTCCTCCTGCGGCAAGTCAAAAGATTGGATCCACGCGATAGCTCTCTTGGGTGCCATGCTATGCAGCATAGCCCGTATTTCACGGTGCTCCTGGTTCATCCTGCTTTACGCAGGCTTGCGGATCGCCTTGCGGCGGGATGGTGCCATAGGATGGTTGCCCTATCGCCCGTTGCTCCTTTCCTTGATTTACGGTGCTCGCCACCGGTTTTTCAATTCCTTCACGGACTCGACGCCCTGCTCATTTTTCATGATGGCCTCCACGCCCTGTCGCACGTCTGACTCCTCATAGCCGTGCTCCAGCATCTCCTTATAGATCAGCCGCGCCGTCTCGGTGTCTTTGTCCTTCTGCGCCCGGTACAGCAGCTCGCACCACCGTTTTCGGTTCCCGGCGCTCCTGTCCATGCGATAGATCGCTTTTTCCATCTCAAACATTACCCGCACATTCCCTGTGTCGTTTGCGATGCTGCGAGCGATAGACCACATGTCGCGCCCCATGTTCCCAACGCTGATTCCAAAAACCTTGCTGCACATGAGCATGACCTGTTTCAGGTTGTAGGCCGTGGTGGTTTTTGAATCCCCGCCCAAGCCCTTGATAAAGGTTTTGGACGTTCTGATAATATCGTCTGCCGCCGCTGCATCCATACGGTCAACGGTGTAGCCCTGCAAGATAGACAAAATGTCCTTCAGGTACGGAATACGGCCTACCGGGTTTATGTTGCTGATAAGGTTTCCCCCCAGCACAACATTTTTCACGGCTTCGCCCGCATTTTTTTCATCACCGGAATAGCCGGTAAATGCTTCCAGAATACGTTCCGCCCAGTTCTTATCCTTGTCATCGTCCCGCAGGCCGTCCACAATGGACTGCGCCAGTGCGTTCACCACGTCCGTCACCAGCAATGCGCCTACAGACCGCTTCAGCTGCTTCAGCGCCTTGCTGCGCTTATGCGGATTCGTTTCATACACCCATGCGTCGTAGGCCCGCATTAGGACGTTCAGGCTTTTCAGCGGCTCACCCATGAAAGACGTGGCCTGCCGCGTCAATGCGTCGCTGTCCCGCATGATCTGCGTGCGCTGCATAACGCCGTCCACCACCTGCGTCTGGTCGATCACATCCGTGAACAGCACCTGCCGGTAATACGCATCGCTGCCTACTTCCGTGTTTGTGTTTGCTGCCACCTGCCATTCGCAGGCGTTCCAGATTTTGCCCCACGTCACCGCGTCGGCCTTTCCGGCCAGTGCCATGCTCTTGTCGTTCAGCCATTCCCGCACGTTTCCGTCTGAACCGTATACCTCACGCGAAATGGTGTACCGGCTGCCCTGGTCAAAGCCGGATGTATCCTTGATCCCCGCAATAGCCGCCCACTTTCTGGCCTTGTCCCATCCGTTCCCAGCCGTCGCGCCTTTCGTAAGGCCCTTTGTCATGTTCTCCGGCTCCAGCACCACAGCCGCACGACAGTATGCCGTAGGCTGCTGGATGATCACACGCAGGTTCGCGCCAACCGCTGCGCCTTTCGTATTGCCCACGATGCGTTCCACGGTCCTTGTGGTAGAGCTGGCGCTTTTTACCATGCCGCTCTGCACATCCCGCATCAGGTTCCGCCAATAGCTCTGGGCCGCGTCGCCGTACACGCCGGACAGGACCTGCCGCACATTCTTCCCGGTCAGGTTGCCCATGCTGTCCCTGTACCGGTAGTTGTACAGACGGTTGATGTCCTCCATTGGAGCCAACAGTGTGGCATACTTGATCATATCGCTGGCGTTCTGCGCAAACACGTCATACGCGCCGCCGATGTCCAGCGCATTGCTGGCATTGGGGGTCAGGGCCTTTGCGCTGCCCATGTTCTTGATCGACCGTGCGTTGTCCGCGTCCTTCTCCACGCTGGAGGCCACCGCATCCTTTGCAGCCTTGATGGGCCAGTAATTCTCCTCCTTGAACTTACGGTAGCCGTAGACCTGCATACTGGCCTCGTTGCCCCACTCCGCCAGTTTTGTGCTTGCCAGTTTTTGCAGACCGTTTGCCACTTTGATCTGCTCAGGCGTCAGCACGGAGGTGATGGCCTTGATGTCCTCCTCCGTCAGCAGAATGTTGTCGTTCCCGCGCGGGATCGCCTTCAGCTTACCGTTCCGCTGGATTTCCGGCTGCACAATGCCGCCCACCGTCAGATGGTGCATAGCCTGTTCGCCGCGCCGCGCCAAATTGTACAGGTTCATGATCTGGTCGCTGGTCAGCGTCAGCTCCACGCCCCTGCCGGTGGTGAAGGTGTGTCGTTCAAACCGGTTTTTATACACGTCCGCATCCAGAAATTTTTTCGCCGCATTCCGCAGATCCATCAGCATCACGTGCTCTCGGTCCTGCGCGTTCCGCAGCGTTCGGTATACCTGCATGCCGCCGTCGCCGTAGGCGGAGAAGAACGTATACGGATCTGCCATGTCCAGCGAAATTTTCCGGTTTCTCCGCTTCCGGCTCATGCTGCCCATCATAAGGCTTTCCGCCCACTCGCTGGTCCGTGCGTACTTCTGATTGGCAAGCGTCCGGTCGTAGCTGGTCAGCGTGGTCTCGATAGCACGCACCGTGTTCCACACGGTCTCCAGCTCCGTCACATTCATGTCAGCAATGCGCTTGCCGCCCAGCGCGGACAGAGAATCCAGCAGACCGCCGCTTTCCGTCAGCGCCGGGTCTACCACCATATTCCCCTCGTTGTCCAGAATATCATCATAGATCTGCTTGAGCCGGTCTGCCTCCAGCGTCCTTCTGGTGGGGTCGCCGTCCGCGTTTTTCCGCAGCCGCCCATTTTCGTCGTAGCTGTTCGCGCTCTCCAGGTTAATATTCCGCAGCAGGGCCGCCACCACTACGCGCAGCTCCTCCGGAATGTGCTGCTTGTCCGTGGGATTCACCAGTTTGCGGGAGATTGCGCCGGTGTGCCGTGCGATCCGCGCCCGCATCGCCGTTGCCTTCCGTTTTTCGCTGCCCTTCTTGGTCTTCTCGTTGTACTTTTTCCGCAGCGCGTTTACGTCGTCCCGGCGCTTCTGCCGCTCGCGGGACAGCATCTCACGCACACGACCGACGGCCTCCTGCTTCTCCAGCGCACGCCTGTCTGCATACGTTTTCTTCTGCCGCACCTGATCGGAAATCATGCCGTCGATCAGCTGATTGGCGATCTCCTGCACCGCCGCATCCCTGTATCCCTCAAAGGGATTGTGGTAAACGCTGTCAAGGCCATCCAGCACATCCCCGATTTGCAGCAGTTTGTCCGCCTCCGTATACACGTCGCCGGGGAAATAGCCCTCGCCGAACATCTCCGTCAGCTCGCCATACACGGTATCCACAGACGTGCCATTGGACTTGTTCAGTTTCAGCGTTCCCATGTGGCTCTTTCGAAAATCGCCGTAGTTTGCCATGTCCCCGCCGAACTGGATGGTCTGCCGCTTCAAATAGTCCCGAATTTCCAGCAGCTCCGCGCCGTACTCCGTCAGCTCAGAGGTGTTGTCCACAATGGCCTCCGCCACGGCCTTGGCGTGTGGCATCAGATCCACCATCGTCACGTCCCGCTTCATCACAGCTTTGGCAAGCGCGTCCATCTCGCTCTGCACGTCCGCGTATTTCACATCGCTGCCGTACTCGCGGATGAGATTCTGCCCCAGCTTTTTCACGTCCCGCAGCACCACGGACGGTTCCTTGCTGATGCGCATTTCGCCTTTCAGCTCTTGTACCCGCTGCTTCAGCGCCTCGTTCTGCTTGGCCAGCGCGTTTCGCTCCTTTTTGAGTTCCCGCGCCTCGCGCTCCACCTCCGCCGCGCTTCGCAGCTGATAGCGGATATTGTTACTTTCTTTAAACCTCTTGACTTCTTTCTGAAACTGTGCTAAATTCTCCTTGAGGGATGCATCTGTTATGTCCCCCAGCCCTGCTGGCTGGGCTACCTCTGACAGGTTGCCTCTCTCTTTTTTGTTGTAATCAAGCACGCGTCCATCTTTAATGGCATTACGAATTAGTTTATCCCATCCAACACGCCCACCATTTTCAAAGAAATTACGTTCCGCAATAGTCAGGACAACGTGTGGTCGCATTTCTCTGTTTTCTGGAGAGATTGCTTTCCGCGAATAAAAACTTAGAACAGCGTACAGCGGCGCATCGTTGTTTCCATATTCCGGTAGCATCATAATAACCGCCGGGTTTCCATCCTTTGTTTTGGTAGATATAGTCATGATCGGCTCGTTGATGCTCATAATGGCTCGCGTCATTTTCTCCACACCCAGATCGTGGAAATGAACCTCCGCCCCTTTGTGCTGCGTTGGGCGTCCGTCCTGAATAGCTTGCGCCTTGCTGACCATGTTTTCGTAAGCATGGTCACGCTGAATGTAAATGTCTCCGTTGATCCCCAGCTTTTCACTGATATATCGGGGCATAATGCTGACAGGAATCAGCTGATTCTGCCGGGTAGCTTTTTCGTTTAACGCATCATACAGCGCTGTAGAAACCGCCTGTTCGCTGAAACTTTTCAAAGAGAACCGCACGCCGTCGCCCTCACCGGCGGAGGTTTTTACGCGCCCGCTTTCCTTGATAGGAACGCCTGCTTTTTTCAGCTCCGCCAAAAGTCCGGGTGTGACAACGTTATCAGGCACGGCGATCCCAGTGTTGCCCAACAGCTCCTTGTACATTCCGGCGACCTCTGCGTTTGAAAGGATGCGCACAGGCTTGATCCAGCGGGAAAGAAACACTTGGCGCTCCATACCGGTCGCCTTTCGTACCTGACCTGCCACCGTACCTGTGTGCCATGAATGCCAGCCGACGCTGTCTTTCGCGCCGTCTGCGTGGTACCCGGAAGTCATTTCGCTTGCCGGCACCTCACACTCGACAGTTACCAGATTATCCCGCGTGTACGCACCGCTGAACTGGTCGTTCAGTACAAGGTTGGACGAATGCATATACGGGTTATACGCCGCCATAAGACTGCCTTGTCCCTTACCCTTGTCCAGTTTGAACTTGCCGTCCTTTACCAGATCAGGTCGCTCAACAGCCATCTCCCACTTGCCAAGCTCACTGGCGTCCTCGTAACGACCGTCTACACGCGCCGCCATCGGAGGATACAGTTTGCCGTCTACAAGCTGCATGGTCTTGTACGTTGTGATGGTTTTCTGCTTATCCAAAAAGTCCAGCGTGTCCTTGTCCGTTACACGGAGGGAGTAAACTGCATCGTCATACTGCACCGTGTCGCCGGGGCGCACGGAAGAACTGATTCCCGCCTGCCGCTCCGCCGCGTCAAAGGCCACCTGCCATTGCTTGGCAATGTTTTCCAGCTCGGCAAAGTCCTTGCCGTATGCCTCCTGCGCCGCCATGTCGCGGTATTTGCCGGTGAACGCAGTTTTGACCTTGGCAAGAAACTCCTTCAGGCTGTCCAGCAGCTTCTGCGCCGCCGTCCGGTTTTCCTTGGAGAACTTGGCAAACAGGTCTGCGTCGTCCAGCATATCACCGGCGAAGTCCGCCGCAAGCTCGTCCATCACCTCGTCACGCGTCAGCGTCACGCCCTCCTGCTCCGCCGTCTCCATGTACCGCTCCACGATCTCCGCCTCTGTGTCCGCGCCGTTTTCGCGCATCTTGTACTCCACCGCCGACTGCCGGAACTTCCGGTATTCAGCGGGGGACAAGTCCTGCAT